AATTCTTTAAGAAAGCGGAGAACAAGCATGATACGCGGAGAGATATACAAAAAGAAAAGCGCTTGGTGGTTTAGCAAGCAAAGAGATGGCAGCACATTAGTGCTGTCAACTAAACACAGAACGCAAAGATCAGCTATCCAAGAAGCTGAGAACTCACTCAATGAAGGTTACATAGATGACCTCAGTATATACAACGGCAGAGGAGAACTCACATGCGAATGAGTAAACAACACTATGAATTTATTGCAGACACGATTGGGCCAATGGTAGGTTGGCCCTCTCACCTACATTCAATAGCTGATGAACTAGAAAAAACTAACCCACGTTTTAATCGTGAGAAGTTTTTGCAACGTGCAACCAAAGCTTGGGAGGACAACCATGACATACCAAATGTTGATGACCACATCCCTTATTGAATGCCCAGAGTGCTACGGTCATGGCACTCTGAATTACACTAGGTTTATTAGGCAAGGTTTTGATGTCGATGTAGGCTACGAAGAAGAATACAAAGACACTTGCTGGAACTGTAATGGTGACTGCGAGATTGAGATAGAACCAGAAGATCTTGACAATGATGAATGAACTGCTGCATTAGTGCAGCATGAAATCATATCTCAAATATCTAGAAGACAAAGCAGAGGGGTGCGATATCCCTTTGCTTGCAGCATTTAAGCAAGCTGATGTACCAACATCAACCTACTATCGCACAATAAACTTAGTGTCTGAGCTTAGATATGAAACAGCAAGTAAAGTTTCAAATGCTATTGAGTATCTACACAAGGCTAATGAAATGAAAGAGTACGCAAGGAAAGTAGGACCATCAAAGCGCAAGAACATTTCAATTAGATCTAAGTTTAAAGCTTGAAAAAAGCACAAGCTATTAACTGCATTGCTTGCGAAACAAAAACAATTTGGTTCGTTGCAATACTTAAAAACAATAGCGGGGGTACATACGAAAAATATTGGTACGTCTGCCTTCATTGCTATGAGGAGGACAAGTGGCAAATCGTAACAAGAACAAAGGAACTTACCACGAAAAGTGGTTCGTCGACTGGCTTACGAAAGCGGGTATCAAAGCCAAGAGGCAACCCCTCTCAGGCAGTTTGGGAGGAGAGTATAGCGGAGACATCAAGCTCGAACTCTTCGGCCAAGAACTGGTGGGAGAAGTAAAGTATAGAGATAAGTCTAACTTCCCCAGCCCATACACAGTATTAGATAAGCGAGACATTGCTTTCTACAAAAGACGGACAGGCAGTCCGCAAACATTAGTCATAATGACTGGCGAACAATTCCTAACATTCATGGAGAACGCACATGCAGAAAGAAATAACACCTGAGTTTGATGGAGATGATTACGTTTCCAGTCGAGACAAACCAAGACTTACGCAACAAATACATCAAGTAAGAATGTATATGGAAAACAATGATTGGCTATCTGTAAAACAAATTTCAGAAGATCTTAATTTTCCAGAGCCAAGTGTGTCTGCACAAATAAGAAATCTAAGAAAAGAAAAATTTGGATATAGAATTGTAAAGCGCCGCTATCAAGGCAATGGTCTTTATGAATTTAAACTAATGCCAAAGGACAATGATAATGAAGAAACCTAAATCAATAGGCACTGCTGTAGCTAGCAGTGTGTGGGATGCACACATTACTAAAGCCACAAGCTCACCACACTACGCTAAAGAATACAAAAAATATTCTTATGTACTAGATGAGTATGAAATTATAGCCAAGCGTATTAAGAATGGTGAGCCTGTTGGCGAGTCATATCTTAAAGGTGAGCAGAAGAAAAAACTTCTTGAGCTTACTGACTTACATCACGCTGACTTCAAGAAATACCTTGAGTAAGCTGCGTATATGCAGTAAGGTGTACAAATAGAAAGCCATTTAAATGGTCGCAAAGGAGAACTAAATGAACCGCAAAGGTTTCATAGGCGGCAGTGACTGCGTAAAAATTATGCAAGGCAACTGGCTTGAGCTATGGCAGATCAAGACTGGTCGCGTAGAGTCAGACGATTTGTCTCGCAATATTGCAGTACAGCTTGGCAGCTGGACTGAAGACTTCAATCTTAAATGGTTTGAACAAGAGCATGATTGCGTATTGTCTGGGCATCAAGAAGAACTAGAAGATATGATTGGCACTGTGCCAGCTAAAGGCATGATAGATGCTCGCTGGGGATCTCGTATTGTTGAAGCCAAGCACACAAATCCATACAAAAATATAGATGACATTATCGAATACTACATGCCGCAGATACAATTGTATTGCTACTTGTCAGATACAGATGGTGCATACTTCTCAGTAATCTTTGGTAACAGCAAATGGGAATCAACTTATGTCTCGTACAACCACAAGTATTTCAATTCTATGTGGGCAGTGGTGTCAGACTTCTGGGGTTACGTTGTACGCGACGAAGAACCGATTGGTATTCAAACGCCAGACATCTCCATTGACAAGGTTGAGGTGGACAACATGGTCAAGCGAGACGCCAGCACAGACAACCAGTTCATCGACGCAGCAGTTACCTACATCAACGGGTACGAACACAACCGCGTGTTCGAGAACGCAAAGAAAGATCTCAAAAACATGGTCGATAGTAATGAAAGAGAAGTTTACTGCGACCACCTTACAATCAAACGAGACAAGCGGGGATCACTCCGCATAACAAGGAGAACCAACAATGACTAATAACCTCGACATCTGGGACAAGCTAGCCTCTTCAGACCCCAAATATCTGAAGAAGGTTAGCTTCGGCAGCCGATCATTCACCGCCATCGACCCGCAATACCAAGTCAGAAAGATGACCGAACAGTTCGGAGCGGTCGGTGATGGCTGGGGCTGGCACAACACAACAGAGATTGTGCCTGTAAGCAACGGAGACAGCGCTGTGCTAGCGCATGTTACTGTCTGGCATACATCGCCAGCAAATTCATTTGGCCCCTTCACAGGGTGCCGTAAGTTCTTTGATGCAGCTAAGGGTCGTATGGCTGAAGATGCACCGAAGATGGCTATCACTGATGGCCTAACCAAAGCACTGTCGCACATTGGATGTGATGCTGACATCTTCTTAGGTAAGATGGATGGCAACAAGTATGATCAAGACAGTGGTAACAAAAGCAACGGATGGTAATTCTTGGGACACACTATATCCTAGTGGGTTTAAGAGCCTGAAGGGCGGCAGGTTTCCCAAGAACCGCCCACTAACTTTAAAACAGGAGCCAGAAGCATGGCAGATCAACAGTACGATGATACAAATAGAGGCGCAGCCTTCACACCATTTCCAACACAGCAAATGATCTTACAAGGTAAGGTCAATGTAGAGGGCGTGGATTCAAAAGTAGTTCTTGTCAAAGACCAAACCAAAGATGGACGTGGCATTGTCGAAGTCTATCAAAAGATGGCAGTCATGTTTGACAACGATAAGAAAGGCAATGATGCAGCACCCGATTACTCTGGCCCCGTTGGTGAAAACAAACGGATTGCTGGGTGGAGACGCATGAAAGATGGTAAACCTTATATGTCCTTTCAGATAAGCGACAAACAACAAGGACAACAAACTGCATCTTCCCCCTTGTCAGAAGATAGCATTCCGTTCTAAGCTAAATTAGTTCTCCAGAACTCGAGGAACGTCCTGTCCTCCTCACAACTGCCCCGCTTAATTAGGTTTCGCACTGTTTAAGTGGGGCTTTTTTTTACCCAAAGGAAACAACATGGAAACATGGGAAGAAATGACGCAACGTCACAAGAAAGAAAAACTACAGCTAGTAAAAGCATTGGCGCAATCTCGCTGCACACAAACCCAAGCAGCAAAAATTCTTGACGTAAAACTATCTGGCCTCAATAATTTCATTCACCGCAATAACATATTCTGGCCTGTAGTAGAGCAAGGAAGAAAGCAATGAAAATACACCGCGCGCATGAAGTAGAATTAGACTTTCTAAAGCGCAGAGTTGATACACTAATTAATGAAGAAAACAGAACTGACCCACATCCAAATGTAAAACAAGATCTATGGGCAGCACGTTCTGAACTAAATCAATTCGTAAACAAACTAAGAAAAGAGGGTTATCACATATGAATGAAACATTACTAGCTGCAATGCTCGAAGACGCAAAGCAAGTTAATAAAAGAGCCAAAGAAAGAGATGGCCAAAGTCGATTCCTAAAACAAAACAATACGAATTATTATATGGGCGGCAAAGATGCCAAGCCAGAAACAAAAGAAATAATTAGACTAGCCTTAGAAGGCAAAAGCAAAGAGCATATATGTAGACGCATGTCCTTTATGGGATACAGTCGCACATTAACTTTAAAAACTTTATCTCGTCACGCAGATAAAATTAAAAATCTAAAGCATTAGCTCAAAGTGAGGGCCATCAATAAATGGCCTTCGCCCCTGACTTCTGCGTAAATCAACGTAAGCATTCATAGCATCTTCCATAGTGCCATCCCATGTTCGGATGTCATCTATATGCCAAGCTGCCCCCCAACGCACAGCAACACCAGCAGCTTCGGCACCTTCTTTCATAGCGTCAGCCAAATCGTCATACAGATTAAGCTCCCAAGAACCACGGCCCTCAATGTAAGCCATTAAGTCAACAGCTAATCCATCTAAATGCTTTGACTTCATGGTTTGGCTAGCGCCTTTAGCTACTAATGCTTTCTGCATTTCTAATGTGCGTAAGCCTTGAATAACTCCAAAGTCTGTTTTGGTTGCTGTGATTGCAAACTTAACTACAGAAACCATGCGTTCATCTACGCCTTGCATTCTATCAAGACTGCGCTGCGATAATTTAAAACTCATTTCTTTAACCCCTTCATTGTACGGATTCCAAAGCTGGCTGCTATTGAAGCGTACATTCCCCATTGTACCCACATTGGACAGTTAGATAAATTTTCAAAGCCAACACGCATTGCATCTTGCCAACTTGGTATAAAATTAGCGCAAAGAATAGCTACAAAAACTATAGTCCATAGCTCATCCTTCCAAGAATCTTTCGATGCTTCTATTGCTGACTGCTCCCAGTCCATCTCACCAGTAGCTTGCTTGAGTTTGATCTCTGCATTAGCTTTCTGAACAGCAGCCTTACCGTCTAAATAACTAGTAGCTAACCCACCAACTGCGCCTATAATCTGACCAATCATTTCTCAGATCCTACCCATACTGCAAAAGCACCTGTCAGAGCGCCTGTAACCGTTGCTGTAAGCGCAGTAGCTTGAGTGCTGACCACATCCTGCGGCAAAGACATAAACCATT